AAAGAACCTGCTGGTTCAAGAGTTTACACTCAAAAAACAATAAATGAAGAATCACCTCTTACAAACTCTAAGTTCGAAAGCTTCAAGAGATTGAGAGAAAAAATGATTCAAAACTAAACAAAAATCAAAAATGAAAAAAGGAAATTTAAGCAAAATGAATTTCAGCTACGACTTAGGTGGCTTAGGTTCATTCGTAGACCAACTTTCTGCAGATATCGTATCAGAAGCGGTTCTTACTCCTGTTACAATGAGATACGTTAATGTTATTCCTGGTATTAAAGGAACTCAAAACGTAAACTTACTTTCTGAAACTTTATCAGTTCAGACTGGCACAAACTGCGGATGGACAAACTCAGGTGAAACAACATTTACTGTTGCTCCTGTAACTGTTCAAGCTTACAAAGTTAACCAATCACTTTGTTTACAGCAATTAAATACTCTATGGTTAGGTCAATATTTAAATGCGGGTTCATATAATGAAAATGCTCCATTTGAACAAGCTATCATAGATTTACAAACTAAACAAATTAAGAGATTCAATGAAGACGCTCTTTGGAACGCTTCTTCAGGTTCATCTTCTTATTCTGGTTTTATCCAATTATTTAACAACACTCCTGGTGTAGTTGAATTAACTGGTCAAACTGCTTTATGTTCTATCACAGGTTCATCAACAGTTGAGAAAGCTTATAACACATTAGCTCAAATCGATAACTTAATCGCTGCTTTAGACAGAAACGTTTATGACAGAGATGATATTATTATCTACATGAGTCAGACTCAATTCAAATGTTACTGTGTAGCATTAAGAAACGTGAACAACTTCCATTTCACTGAACCAACTTTGGGTCAAGTGTATGAAGTATTCCATCCTCAAACTAACTACAAAGTTGTAGGTGTTCCAGGATTAAATGGTTCTAACTTAATCGTTATCGGACCAATGCAGTATATGCTTGTTGGAACTGACTTAGCATCTGATGAAGATTCATTTAGAGCATGGTGGTCACAAGACTTCCAAGAAGTAAGAATCATGTCAGCATGGAAATTGGGTTCAGCAATTGCTTTCCCTCAGTTCTTCGTGACTAACGGATTATAATATTTGAGGTGGCGGGGGGAAACCCCCACCTCTTCTACAACATAAACAAAAATTAAATCTAATATAAAATGGCTTGTAATTTAACAGCTGGTATACCTTTAGGATGTCGTGATAATGCGGGTGGTGTTGCGAATGCATGGATTACTGATTTCAGTAACATCACATCTGTAACTCAATCTACTGGTGATACCATCACACAAATCTCAGGAACTGGCACATTTTACGCTTTTGAATTGATTAGAACTTCATCTCAGTTTACTGAGACTGTAAATGCTTCTTTACAAGCAGGAACAGTATTCTATCAAGACGAACTTGTAACATACTTTGCTAAGATGACACAAGAGAAGAGAAATATTCTTAAGGTGTTAGCTCAAAATCAAAAACTTGCAATTGTTTTCTCTGATAACAATGGTATCTATTGGTTCATGGGTCTAAACTACGGTAGCTTCATCAGTGCTGGAACTCAGGTTTCAGGTCAAGCACTTGGAGATGCTAACGGTTTGAATATGACATTCCAAGCTCTTGAGCAGTTCCCTATCAATTCACTTAACGGAACAATTTACAGTGTAACTCAAGGTATTACTGTAGAAGCGTTATAAAAATTCTATATTTAAACATAGGGGGGTCTTTGACCTCCTTATGTTTATTTTAATGCCATGATATTACTTAAGACAGGACAATTGAATAAGATGGTAGTTACAGTATCACAGAATGCTGAACTATCAAATCCTCAATGGTTATTCTCCTTTACTCACATCTTCTCAAAGCAACAGGTAAACTTTGTATTACCTAACTTATCAACGCATCAAGTTAGATACGATGAGTTTGATTTTGTTGAAGGACCAAGAACGAACTTAGGTGAAATCCCTTTTCCGTATGAAGGACAATATCTTTATACTATAAGCGAACAGATTGCACAGAATCCAACGAATTTAAATCCTTCATTAGCCTATAATGTTGTTGAGAATGGAACAGCTCTTCTTATTGCAACATCTGCGGATACAACAAATGATTATTTTATTGAGTATATCTCTGACAATGAAGATAACTCAAACTATATCTTTGCTCCGAATGAGTTGAATCCATCTCCAACTCCAACACCAACTCCAACTATCACTCCTACGATTACCCCTACAAACACAGTTACACCTACCATTACGTCAAGCAATACTCCAACCCCTACTATCACCCCAACCATAACTGATACCCCTACACAGACCCCTACAAATAGTCAGACACCAACTCCTTCTGTAACAACAACAAGGACTCAAACTCCAACTCCTACACAAACACCTACAATTACGCCTACAATATCTTTAACACCAACAAACACTCAAACTCCAACTCCTACACAAACACCTACAATTACGCCTACAATATCTTTAACACCGACTAATACATCTACTCCAACAAATACTCCAACACCAACATTAACACCTACGATTAGTTTAACTCCAACTCAGACACCAACTCCAACTATAACTGATACTCCAACTCAGACACCAACTCCAACTAACACACAAACTCCAACAATAACACCATCAGCTACACAAGCAGCATCAGGAATAACTGAGGCTAATGCTTATTTAAGTGCTGTCGTTGATGCAGGGGGAACAGGAATTGATTCAACAGTATCTGCGGCAACGAGAACATTATTCACATCACTTTATAGTAATGGTTTATATAATAAGATAACTGCGATGTATCCTATGTTAGGTGGTTCTGCAGCATCTTGTAAATTTAACGCAAAGAATCCTGTTGATACAAACGGAGCATTTAGATTAACTTTCAATGGAGGTTGGTCATTTGATTCAAGTGGTGCGACAGGTAATAATGCAAATACGTTTGCAAGAACATATCTTACTGGTTCAACTCTTAACAGATTCTCTCAACACATATCTTATTATGTTGGAAATATAACTTTATCTTCACAATGTATAGAGATGGGATGTGCCGATACCGTTGGAGGAATTTATAGTGATTTGCATGTTGATTTAATTGCTTTTGGTGGAAACTTCAGAGGTGGTAATATAAATACCAGTGGTTCTATGTTTAGTGATACACCTGCGAACAGTGCTATGACAGGAAACTTCATAGTATCAAGAACAAGTGATACAACATCTTACATGACTAAAAATGGTAGTCAAATATTCTCAGCGACTACAACAACAACTGGTGTTCTCAACTTTGATTTTTATCTCGGAGCAAGAAATGATGATGGTGCACCGAACTATTATAATGATAGAAGAATACAGTTTGCAACAATAGGTTCAGGATTAACACCAAGTGAAATGACAACGTTCTCAACAATAGTGAACACATGGGCAACTTCAGTTGGTAGAAACACATATTAGAATTATGAAAGTAGCATTATTAACAATACAACAGAAAGACGAATTGGTTGGACAAACATTACAACAGGATTGGTATTTCAATCCAGTTCAAGATGGTAATGAACCACCGAATTGGGTTATCTCAACACAAGAGATAGACAATAATCAAAATCCAAACTATGATTGGATAACTGAATTACCGTTGATAGATTGGGTAGCACCAACTCCACAACAGTTTATTTAATTGATTACACCCTTAATTTAATATATTTAATAGTATGAACGAAATGACACCAGATAAGCCGATAAATGAAGATATCTTAAGGGTATTCAATTTTCAAAGTGCAAATGTTCCCATAATCGAAGAGAATTTAATCATTAACACAAGATATCCTTGGGTTAGTTATGGTATTGCAAACTTGGCTCCACAGGAGTTAATTCGTCTTTATAATAGTTCCCCAACACACAGAGCATCAGTTACATCAAAGTGGTATGGTGTTAGAGGTGAAGATTTAATATTGGTAGAGAAAGAGAGGGGTCTTATGGTTAACTCTTTGGGTGATACACTTTATGATATCTGGTCTAAAGCATGTTTAGATTTTATTTTATATGGTGGGTTTGCATTAAATATTGTTTGGAAAAAAGATAGAGAACAAGGGTTTGAAATGTATTACATGGATTACTCAAAACTCAGAGCAGATAAGAGTGATATATACGACAAGGTTCACCACTATTATTATTCAGCTGATTGGGCATTCCCAAAGAAATTTGTTCCAAGAAAACTTGCAGCATTTGACCCAACAAATGAAGAAGAACCATCTCAGGTTTTTTACTACGTTACTCACTCATGTGGGAATAACTATTATCCAACACCTTCTTATTGGGGTGGAGCAACAGCAATAAGCACAGAAGTAGAAATCTACAATTGGTGGCATTCAAACATCATCAATAACTTACAACCATCATTATTCGTTTCATTGAATACTGGTATTCCAAGTCCTGACGAACGTGAACAGATATACAATAACCTTACTGCAAAATATGGTAACTCAAATAACGCAGGAAAGTTATTCTTAACATTCAGTGATTCAAAAGACCAAGCACCTGAGGTTACACAAATTCAGCCAAACAGCTCAGATAAGATGTGGATTGAAATGGCAGCAGCAGTTCAACAAGCAATCCTTACATCACACCAAATTAGTTCACCTGAACTATTAGGTATTATTACACCTGGTGGTTTAGGAACTCCTGACCAT